CCTATTTATTATGGGGTGGGCTTGCTGCAAAGAGATGGTCAGAGGCTAAGCTAAAAGAGTTAGGGATTTTCGAACAATAAATTATAATAAGTATGAACAAAGAATTGCAAACGATTAAGGAATTGATAGCTGAAATGAAAGCACAATTCTCAAAGTCAGTTGACACATTTGAACAAGCAACTCTTGCTGATGGAACAACCATAGTTGAATATGATGCTCTTGAGGTAGGGATGCCAGTTTTTGTTGTTGCTGATGGTGAAAGAATTCCAGCTCCAGAGGGTACACATTCATTGTCTGGTGATCTTGCTGGTGTATCTATTGTTGTTGATGCTGAAGGTATCATCACAGAGATCATTGATGAGAGAGAGAATGAAGGTGCTGGAGAGGTAGCTGTGGAAGAGACAAGCTCTGATTTTCAAGCAATATCTGCTGAGATGTTACCACAAGTATTGGAAGATGTAACAGAGGTCATAGCTGAGAAATTAGGACTTGAGATGGGTGTTGCTTATGATGTAGCATCTGCTGTTGTCGCTAAGATAAATGAAGATACTGCAATGCCTGTTGCTCAATCAATGAGCACAGAGCAAGTTGAATCAATTATAAATGCAAAGTTAGAATCATTCTCAAAGGCTGTCGAAGGCTTAGCAGAAATGACAAAAGCTATTGCAGAGAATAACACAACATTGGTTAATGAGTTGAGTTCATTGAAAAGTGATTTCGAGACTTTCAAAGCTCAACCATCAGTACAAACCAAAGAAGCTGAGAAATTCAGCAAAGTTGGCAACTTGACAGCCAGACAAATCTTTTTAAAAAATTCTAAAGTATAAATAAAATGTCGTTAAAAAAGTATTTAAGCACCAAATTTAATTGGGATGTCTCTGGCCTTGCAGCATATGTTGATGAGCAAAGAGAAGATTTAATTGTTCGTTCAGTAACTGAAGCGAGAACATTACAATATTTAACAATTCAACAAGGGATCAAAGGATCTCAAGAATTAAAATTATTAGATGACTCAGTTGTTTATCAAGCTGGTGATTGTACTATGACTCCATCTGGAGACACAGTATTCACTGACAGAGCTATTGCAGTTGAGACTCTTGGTTATATGAAATCTTTCTGTCAAAAGGATCTTGATGGATTCTGGACACAGTTAGGCCTTCGCCCAGGTGCAATGGCTGAAGATAAGACTTTACCATTTGAGCAACAAATCATTAACTACTTATTGCAGTTACATTCATTTGAATTGGATAAATTAATCTGGAAAGGTAACAAAGCAACAGGTACAGGTAACTTAGCATTCATGAATGGGTTCCGTCAATTCTTGACAACTGCAAATGGTTGTGTAAACTTGAACACATCATCAACAGCAAGCATCTCTGCCTCTAATGCATTTGATGTATTCTATGAGTGTTTCGTTAATACTCCAGCAAATGTTGCTGAGGCTAATGACTTTATCTGTTTCACTGGACGTGAGAACTTTAATTTCTTGACTAAGAACTTGGTTGATGATAACTTATTCCATTACAATCCAGCTAACATTGGAGATTTGAATGAGTTGATCCTTCCAGGAACAAACATGAGAATCGTTAAAGTTAACGGATTGAATGGTCTTGATAACATCTACACTGGTAGAGCTTCTCAATTTGTATTCGGAACTGACTTAAGCTCTGATTTTGAGAACTTTGATCTCTGGTTTTCGCAAGATGATGATGTCATATACCTACGTTCTAAGTTCAGAGCTGGTGTTCAGGTACCATTCTTGAATCAAATCGGAGTGTGGAATGGAACTGGTTCACCTAACTAAAAATTAACAAGGGAGGGGGTAACTCCTCCCATTTTATAAACATTAAAAAAAAGAAATCTTATGTCTTGTAATATGACTCTTGGCTACAATGATAGAACTTGTACCAATGGAAAGGGTGGAATCAAATCAGTATTAATATTTCCATTAGGAAATGTTTCTGCATCCACAATTGCTGACAATGAGATCACTGCTTTGACTGTAACTGGTGAAGTGTTTTTATATAAGTTAAAATCTAACTTATCAAGCTACACTGCACCAATCCGAGTAAACAAAGGGAATGGGACACTTTGGTATGAACAAACTTTGACAATGATCTTAGCATCAGATACAAAGGAGTTGAGATCAGAGATTCACTTGCTTGGACAGAATGAAGTTGTTGCTCTTGTTGAGAAAGCTGATGGGACTGTTGTTGCTCTTGGATTCGGTGAAGGCCTTCAGATTGCTGAAGCTTCCGCTTATGGATCTGGAGTATTGAAGTCTGACAGATTAGGTCATGATATCATCATGGGTGGATTGGAAAATGATCCAGTTCCAGATGTTTTGGCATCTGTTTACACATCATTGTTAGCACAGCAATCTCCATCAATTTAAGAATTGAATAAACTCTTATCATAAAGGGAGGGCAGTGTCCCTCCTTTTTTTGTATATTTGAAACCATGGAAATAAAAGCAAAGTTTATTGGATCAAAACAATGGTCAAATCTATTGAGTAAATGGGTTGACATTAAAAGAGGTCAAGAGGATTATTATGTATCTCTTGGATTCCTTCATATCTTTGAAAAAAGAAAACCTAAACTAATTAAAAATGCTGAGAATACAGAAGGCGACATCTTCAAATCTGATAGTAACAGTAACTGAATTAACAACAGTTAGTCCAGTTTACTATTTATTTGAGTTTGAGCATGAACAATCATTCTTAAAATACTATTGCATCCTGACTAATATCAGCACAGGGACATCCAGATATGATGAATTTTTGCTTGTGGATGGGGTTGATGTTACCTTTGATTATGATGGTTACTACACATATAGAATATATCAGCAAACATCACCAACCAATCTTGATCCTGACTTGTCAGATGGCTTGGTTGAGGAAGGAAGAGCTCATGTCTATGAGATTGATTCACCTTCCACAGAATTCTCAACAAATATAACTTTCAATATTTATGAATAAGTTCGAATCAATGTCATTCAGAAAGGACTTTGTCCAACCAATTGAGGAGCAAGATAGAATGCTTGGCTTTATTAAATGGGGAAAAAAGAATGACTATCCTTATTTTTTAGTGGATCTTTTCAATGGATCAGCTTGGCATCAAGGGATAATTAAGAATAAGACTCACTACATTGCTGGAGGAGGGATTCAAGTTGTCACTGGTACCTTACAAAGGTTCCTTGCGAATCCATTCTCTGACTTTACAATGGATGAGATTGTTGAGCAATTGGCATTTGATTATGAATTATTTGGAGCATTCGCTGTCAAAGGTACCTGGAATAAGGAAGGAACAAGAGTTGTCAGATGGGAGTATCTTGCCATTGATATGATAAGAATATCAGCGGATGAAAGAATGTACTATCTATCAGATGACTGGACTGTTCAACAGCAATCAGCTGAGAAAACAAATCTCAGAACTATTCCAGCTCTTGATGAGAATAATAAGGTCGGATCATTTGTTATGTATTATAAGGATCCAGCTAAGAAAGGACGTAAAGAGCAAGGAGTCTATCCAAAGCCACCTTACAATGGAGGAATCACAGCAATTCAGACTGATGTTGACATCTCTAAATTCCATATGTATGAATTACAGAATGGATTTAAGTCAGGAACTATGATCACTTTCATGGATGGCTTTCCAGAAACTCAAGAGGAAGCTGAGTCATTCAAGAATCAAATTAAAGGACCAGCATCTAACATTGAGAATTCAGGTGATATCATCATCACATTTGCACCATCAGCAGATCAAGCTCCCAGAGTTGAGAGTCTGACTGGAAATGACCTTGATAAGAGATATGAATCTCTTGAGTCAAGCGTTCAACAGAACATTCTTGTGGCTCATGCAGTTGTCTCTCCATCTTTGTTTGGAGTTGCTCCTGAAGGATCATTCAATGCAGCTGAATCAGCTGAGCTCTTTGAGATATTCAAAAAGACTTATGTTGACACAAGACAAAGAAGGCTTGAGTGGATGCTCAACGAGATGATTAAATTGTCTGGTGATGTTGGAACAGTTAAGTTAAGAGATGTTAAACCAATCGGAACAACTGAGACTGCACCAGCACAAGTTGGTCCAGCAGCAATTGATCAACCAACAGCAGAGGCTCCAGTGGATGTTGCTAAAAGTGCATTGAATGGAGCCCAGATTGCGTCACTTATTGATGTGGTTGCAAAGATTAAAGAAGGGATATTGACTCCAGAATCTGCATTGCAAGTTCTGTTGGCATCCTTCCCAACCATTGATGAGATA